GTCTTTTGATTGAGCGTATCGAACGGCTGAACGAAGATAAAAAAGGCATCCAGGATGACATCCGCGATGTTTATAATGAAGCTAAGGCGCATGGTTACGACACCAAAATTGTTCGCGCAGTGATCCGCCTTCGTGCAATGGAAGCAAATGACCGGGCAGAATATCAGGCAGTACTAGACACATACATGACCGCTCTTGGTCTATAAAAGGAAACAGCAATGCAGAATATCACAATATCAGGAAACGTAGGCAAAGATGCCGAATTGCGTACAGTGCGAGATACCCAAGTCCTCAGCTTCAACGTCGGCGTCAAAAACGGATTCGGCAGAGATGCTGGCAGCGTTTGGTATCGTTGCAGCTTGTGGGGCAAGGCAGCGGAAGCGTTTGCTGGCAGCATCAAGAAAGGCACTAAGGTCTTTATCACAGGCGAACTGACGCACGACGAATATGAAGGCAAGCCGCAGTTCAATGTGCGCGTTGGCAGCATCGATACAGGCCCACGCCCACAAGGCCAATCTGATGATGATTCACAAGTCCAAGCTGATGGCGGTTCGCATACCACTTGGGACAATGACCTTGACGATGATTGTCCATTTTAGGCCGGAGATATAAAATGGCAGTAGGATCAAGACTTAACTTAGATCACCGACGCAAAGCACCCCCCATGAGTAGCCGCCAAGAATGGCTGGCACGAGAATATCAGCAAGCAATAGCAGAATCCAGCAAGGCACTTTTGAAGGCGCAACTGACAACAGGTCAACACGCATTAGACAAGGATCGCTTTGTGCAGACAGCTATTAATTATGGTTGGATATTGCACATCCCAGATCGTTTACTGCTTCAATGAAAAAAGGTGTTTACATATATAAAAAGCAGCTTTATATGAATGGTTAGGGGCAGCCGCCCCGCCATTTAAGGATTCTAACCATGATTAAACCAGCACAAGCAGCACCTATGGGCAAAAAGTATCGCATATCATCAGATAGCGCATCCGTTTGGCCTTTGCGCGGGGCGGACGGCAAGACGTTTGCAGAGCGCCGCATCTCATGCGCCCACAGCTATGCGTACACCAGTGGCATAGGCATGGGCCATGTGCTTTATCGCTGCACTTTGTGTGGGGACACTTACGAAAAGGACGTATCGTGACCCTGAGACAATTCCTGTACGATAATTTCGGCTGGGATATTTACGACTGGGCCGATGATGAGATTAGATTTTAAAGAAACGGGCCACTCCACAACGAGCGGCCCGTTTTTTATTTAGCCGTTGATGATTTGCAACAGGCCAGCAGCGGCGGCAGCAACAAACGCCAGCGCGGCGGCAACCGTTGTTTTCCAACCCAGCTTCTTTTCAGATTCATCGACCATAGGCAGAAGTTTGCCCGTGGCCTTCTTGATGATGGCTTTTTCGGCTTCTTTCTTCAAAGCCTTGCCAGCTTCTTTCTTCAATGTGCTTTTAATATCCATGTTCATTCTCCTATAACCAAGTTGCGTATTTCTTGGTCTTTTGTTTGCGGTCATCTAGGCCGTGGGTTCCGCCATTGATGCGCTTGGTAAGTGCAAGGATAGCAGCGTCGTTGATGCCCTGATCGCAGATGCTCCACAACTTGTTTGCGTCAAAGAACCACAAGGCACTTTCAAAGCCCAGTTCAGTAGCAACAAGGTCTGGATTGTCCAAAATCTCCTGTTCCCGACCAATGTATTTGCCGAATGCGCGATAGTTGTTCTTCCCGGTGAGTTGGAGCGGCCCCCTGCCCCGGTATTTCCACCCATCGCCTGATGCTTCGTCGCCATTACCCATGCGGTTAGCATAAACACGGTTGGCAATTTTCTGTGGCTGACGCTCATAGGCACGGGCCAAAGCATCAGTTGGGAAATACTTCCCAAAAATGCCCCTCAACCCCTTAGCGCCGTAGTTCAGGTTTTCGCTGAACGCTTTGAAATTGCCCGATTCATGCGCCGTTTGAGCAAAGAAATGTGCAGCCCGATTAGGTGATAGTTTATAAAAAGCCGCAGCTTTCTTACATGTACCTGGACCGAACGCACCATCTGCATGACACCCACATTTGCTTTGAAGATTAATTAAGCTCATTTGCCAGCACTCCGCCAATCAGGGAAATCAAGTTCATCGACTACGCCGTCACCGTTGGCATCGTAACGCAGATCACCGCGATACTTTTCCCAAGGCTCCATTTCGTCATCGTCATCATCGATTTCTGGTTCATCAATAAACACAGTCGCGGCTGGATCATCATAACGTGGCGCAGGAGCAACCATGTCAGGTGTAAGCGGCAGCGGGTCTGGTTGTGGCGCTACAGGGGCCAGAGGCTCTGGTTCTGGGTCATCACGGTCTTCTGGTGGTGGTGGGGCCAATTCGCCCTTCATGCCCATCAGGGTGGCGTAGGAGCCAGCCACAGCGCCGACAACAGAAGTCATGACGTATGACAGCAAGCCAAATACATCTTTATTGTCAATAATCTCATTCGATATGAACAGCCCGACAATCATAGCGCAAGTGATGGCGACAATGACAAACGCCATCGTTTTTGCCGCCAGCAGTAACGCTTTAATTCGCGCCTCTAATAATTTATCATCCATATATTAGTCCTTTCCTGCCAGCGGATTTGCCAGCGTCTTTTGAATGCGCTCATTAGTTTGCGCCTCCAACTCTTTGATGCGACGTTGCTGTTCCTGATCTTGCTGACGCAACTGATCGATCACTGCACGTTGCATGGCCATGTTTTGAGCATCGCTGCTCCTAACGCTACTGGAGACAGCATCAACCGTCTGGCGCGTTCCACTGACGCTACTGCTGATGCTGCCCGTCATGTAATTTAAGGCTTCGCTATTGATCTTGGTCAGGCGCTCAACGCTTGTCACGCGCTCATCCAGAACAGAAATGCGGCCTTCAATGCCAGACAAGTCTGGCGGAACATATGCCGCCGTCACTTCCTGCATGGTCAGGAATTGCTGATACACTTGGAAGCCAGCCCAGAGGCCACCAAGGATTGTCGAGAATGCAGCAAAGATAATTGCAATCTTGCCGCTGCTCAGGCCACCAATGTTGAAGCTAAAACCGCTTTCATCAAAGGATACCTTTGGCTCTTCTTTTTCATCATTTGTATTGCTCATCTACCATCTCCTGCCATCTGGCATCGTTTGTCTGCATCAATCGATACAACTCAAAGTTTGCGTCTTGCAGCCTACGTCTGCTATATATATCACGAACTGCATAAAAGTCAGCCCTATCTTGTAAAGACGCTTGGGTGTACGCCGCAAAGCCAGGTACTGTGCCGATCTCCGATATTGTTTCGCTTTGCCCTTCGGACATTCCGCTTTCGGTCTGCGTAGTGTTTTCGTTGGAAGATGCAGCAGGAGGTGGGCCAAGGCTTAGAACCTCAACTGCGTTTGCCATAGATACTGGGCTGGTTACCGATATGGTCGCATCCAATGGCAAAACGCTTTGCGCCGAAGATACACTTGGCCCTTGCACGAACGACTCGCTAAATGCGCTTTCGAAACGCGCTTGCGCTGAGAAGGTATTTGACGAAGACGTATCCTGTACCTCCTGCATACCACTCTCTTGCTGTTGTGTGCTTTCTTTAACTTCCGAATTGGCTACAGCCAGTGCGGGGGCTTGATTTAATTCAGGTTGCTCAATCACATCTGCGATGGCTAACGCTGGAGTTTGATTTGCCTCCACCCGCTCAGTTACTTCTGACACAGTTACGGCAAGCGAAGGTGCTTGTTCTTGCTCTACGCGCTCTGTTGCGTCTGGACCAATTGAATCTAGTGCAGAGGATTGTTCAGACTCTACCCGCTCGGATATGTCTGGAGTGGTCACCGACAGCGTAGCGGGTTGTTCTGACTCCGACTGCTCGACTGCATCTTGGTCGGATGCGATCAGCACAGGGGATTGTTCTAATTCCAGCCGCTCAACTACGTCTGGTCCGGTTATGTTCAACGCCGGGTTTTGATCTATTTCCAGCCGCTCGGCTGCGTCTGATTCAATTGCTTCAAACGTATCAACTTGTTCCGACTGCTCGGTTATGTCAGAGACAGTTGCCTCAAGCGCATCGTCTTGGCTTATTTCCGACTGCTGGGCAGCGTCTAGATCGTCTGCATTGAACGCATCAACTTGGTCAGATTTGTCCACTGCTTCTGGCTCATCAACATCCATTGCAGTTGATTGTTCTGATTCTGATCTTTCGGTTGCGTCTGTGCCAGTTGCGGCCAGAGCAGCAACCTGATCTGGATCAAGGCGCTCAACCGTTTCGACCTCGCGCACACTAGCCTCCACATCCGCCTCCGGCTCGTCAGCGATTGTTGCAACCTCCTCGGTTTCCGCGACTTCCTCCACCTGCTCAACTGCGACGGCTACTTCACTCATCTCCTGCGCTTGCTCCAGTGCATCTGTGGCTGTATCTTGCACCTCTTCTATTTGCTCTGTCGTAAGCTCCGCGCTCTGCTCAACGGCTTCGGCAATTGCAGCCACAGGGTCTGGAATGGTTTCAATACTGGCTGGTGGGCAGCTTGGGTCCATAGGTGTCAGATTGCAGTCAACGGTCACGATAGGCGTTGGTGCAACCCATGACAAAATGCCAGATTGGTTCTGAAGATATTGCGCGTTTCGACCGTAGAAAAGCGGAATGTTGTCTTCAGGGTTTGGGCCTGTGATGCCTGCGGTGAAATCGCGCCAACCTGAGAAACCCAGATTACCGTAATTCAGTTGAATCTTACCGTCCGAAAAAAGACCTATTTCGAAGGTGCTACTGTTATTTGTGCCGTACTCGTTCGTGCCGTACCAGCCAAATAGGATAGAACTATCGTCGCGGCGGTAATATGGGTTGCCAGTATAGCTGATTAAGTCTGACCAGTAGCCGTATATCGTGTTGCGCTGCGCCCGATCTAGCGGTTCGCCGTTGCAGCACAGGTTAGCGGCGCTCTGGAAAGACACGAATCCGTTGGATGAAACCCATGCGTCGGTGAACGTCTGCCCCCAATAGTCGAACTCAAAACCAAGGCTGACACGGGCTGTGTTGTCATCGCCTAAATTAAGAGGCGTCATTGTCGTTGGAGTGCCATTGATCTGCGGTGGTATTAAGGCAGGCTCATAGACTTGCGCACGAACAGGCGTTGCACAAGTCAGCAGGACAACTACCCGCAAAAGGTATGTCTTAATCCTTGACAGGGCGAAGCTCGACGTTTTCGGTCCACGCGGCGCGAGCTTCCTCGCCAATCAAACCCAAGAATGGGCACGGTGTTCCGGCCATCTCCATTGCCCTGAAGACGCGGAAGTCTTGGCATAGGAGACTGACGGCGGCGACACGCATACCCATATCGTAAAGGGTCTTAGACAGCTTCATCCGTTCGCAGTTCTGGTCACGCACGGTGCGGCCAGCCGACAAGCCAATGATCTGGGTCTGCACTGCGCCAGACTGGCCAGTGGTGCATAGGTCTTGGCTGTAGGACATCATGCTTGGCGCGATGGCGCTCGGCGGTGGCGACTTGATGTTCTGGTCGATGACCTGACGCGATACGTTCTCGCTGTAGCTTTTGCTGTCAGATACGTTGACGTTATTGTTCTGATTGACGTTGTTGCTGGTCTGGTTGACCGTGCTGTTGCTAGTTTCGTTCGTCGTATTGATGTTGTTATTCGTGTTTTTGCTATCCACCGTGCTATTTTGGTTGACGGTTTGGTTCACCGTGGATGTGCTGACATCGTTATTGAAATTGCGGTTTGTATTATCAGATGTGCTGTCAGAAGTGTTCTGGTTAATGTTGTTCATTGTGCCAGAGTTCACGTTGTAGTTCGTGTTGGTGCTGTTATTCGTATTCTGGTTTACGTTCGTAGCGTTTAACGTGTTCTGATTAATATTAGTAACAGTACCAGAGTTGATATTCTGATTTACGTTATTGTTCGTATTCACGTTTGTGGCGTTCAGCGTATTCTGGTTAATGTTAGTCATAGTTCCAGAATTGATGTTCTGATTAACATTTGTGTTCGCGTTTGTGGCGTTCGACGTGTTCTGGATGATCGACGTAACGGTTCCAGAATTAATGTTCTGGTTGACGTTGTTATTGGTATTTACGTTCGTGGACGTACTAGTGTTCACGTTTGTGTTGTTAGAACTGGACGTGTTCTGATTGATGTTAGTCATCGTACCAGAATTGATGTTTTGGTTTACGTTCGTGTTGGTGTTGTTCGATGTGTTTTGATTAATGTTAGTCATCGTACCAGAGTTTATATTCTGGTTGACGTTGTTGTTTGTGTTTACGTTCGTGGAACTTGACGTATTTTGGTTAATATTAGTCATTGTCCCAGAATTGATATTTGTATTGGTGTTGGTAGAATTTAACGTGTTTTGATTGATATTTGTCATAGTCCCAGAATTAATGTTCTGGTTGACGTTTGTGCTAGTTGATGTGTTCTGGTTTACGTTCGTACTGGTGTTTACGTTCGTGTTGGTGTTCACATTAGTAGCGTTCGACGTGTTCTGGTTAATGTTTGTAACCGTTCCAGAATTGATGTTCTGGTTCACGTTATTGTTAGTGTTTACATTTGTGCTGGTTGATGTGCTGGTAGACGTGTTATTATTCTGGTTGACGTTCGTGTTAGTGGACGTGCTGGTAGACGTATTAGTATTATCTGTCGTGCTGTTGGTTGTCGTGTTATATATGTATTCCGTCGGCGCTGTGGATGTGGCCTGTGCCAACACCATCGACGATGACGCAATTAACGAGATAAAACCCAGCACAAATTTTTTCATGATCTGTCAGCCTTGTTATCCAGCTTGTCTTCAATTCTGCGAAGGTGCGTCATTACTTCGTCAAATTTCTTGTCGATGGATTGAAATTTCTCATCGCCAAAGCCCAGCCGCGCTTCAAGCAGCGTCAGTTTGTTGGTCAGATTCACCCAGACAGTTATCAGCGCCCCTATAAAGCTAAGGGCGGTGATGACAAAACCAAGGATGGTAAAGAGTGTGTTAGTATCCATCAGAAATGATACTTGAAAGAGTCGCCATGCTATCCTCCGGCTGATGGCGACGCAGGCCACTCAATGTTGAACGGGTCACTTTGCGTTGTTATATCACGCAATGCCTGCCGATACGATCCCCAATTTGCAGCTTCCGCGCTTGTCAGTGGCGCATCAGGAAGCTGGGTCCAATCGCAAGCGGTCAGACGGCGATTGCGGTCAAAGCGGACAGCGCCCCACTCCTGCTCTGTACGGGCGGCAATTTCTTCTTCGTTCATCGGAACAACAATCCGCGTCTGGTAAAATACGCCGTTGTCTTGCGACTTAACCGGAGCGACTTCTTCCAGCTTCTCAAACACACCGTGTTCTGGTGGCATGGAGAAATCATAAATACCGTATCCGTAGGGCTCAATGTGTTCCGGCAAAAGCGGGAACGGCAAAGATACGCTTGGGTTGACTTGCTTGAAGTTATCAAGAGCTACTGGGTTGCCTGTTGGCTGACCATTTTCAAGTTGAATAAGAAACATCATACATTCCCTGTGTTAGTTGATGGAAAGGAGCGACCTGGCCCCCAGATAATACGGACTGCGCCGCCGCCGCCGGAACCGCCACCGAAATCGGTATATTGGGTACCGTAGTACCATTCACCAGTTCCTTCGTCGTATAGCTCAACTGTATTTGTACCGTAGCCACCGCCGCCACCTCCGCCGCCGTAGCCGCCACCTCCGCCGCCACTGTAGTAGGCACCACCGCCGCCAGAGCCGCCAGAGCCGTCAGAGCCGCCGTAGCCGCCAAACGCGCCGCCGCCATTAGTCCCTTGACCTAAAAGTCCGACGCCACCGCCGCCGCCACCGCCGAACCTGATTTCGTCATAGCCACCTGTATAATATTGTGGTGGCTCGCCGCCCCCGCCACCGCCTCCGGCACCATTGATGCCGGTGCCGCCTGATCCCCCGTAATACGCCCCTGAACCACCTGTATAAGTGTTCCCGCCTGTATAGCCAGCCGCGCCGCCTCCGCCTACTCCGGCATTGCCGCCGCTTGAGCCGCCTTGGTTTATATGGGCGCTATAGGTTCCGGAACTGCCTTGGCCGCCACCATTTGCGTTGACTGAATACGCAGCGGCGGTGCCAAAAGCACTGCCATTTGAAACTACAACAAGGTAACTGGAACCCGGTGTAACTGGGATATTGTTTCTCCACCCAAGTGCGCCGCCGCCTCCGCCTTGTCCCATGCCGCCGTTACCGCCAACGCCGACAGCAACAACGCAAACGCTCGTCACGCCCGGAGGACAAATCCAAGAAAAATTCCCAGGTGTGGTGTATTGCTGTTGCCCCTGCGGTGGCCCACTTGGACCGCCACTAACCATCAGCAATGCGCGAGATACGCTATCCATCGCCTTACGCCGTGTAGTTCGTTTGCGCTGCGCCGCGCCAGTTTGTTCCGGCATCGTCAGTCACAAACGTGAAAAGGTGAACGCGGCTAGTTGTCAGTGTTGGTGCAGTGCCACCAGGCCAACGAACAGTGGTCGGCCAGGTGACAGAGCCGCTGGTGTGCGTCAGTTCCAGCGTAAACGCATATGCGCGGCTGGACGGCGGGTTGCTAAACGTGAATGTGCTGTTCGCGCTGATAGTCTTGGTAAAGAAGTTACCCAATGAGCAGTCGATGTCGAGGGCTGCAACCGCAGTCAAGCTACCGCGAACCGGACCCAATTGATCGGCTGTCGCTATGGTAGCCGTGCCAGTAAACGTCGGGGCCGCAAATGATGTCCCAGAAGGCATTGTGACCGTGCCTGTGAACGTCGGAGATGCAAATGATGTCCCAGAAGGCACTGTGACTGTCCCCGTAAACGTCGGAGATGCAAGTGGAGCCACTCCGGTCAGCGTGTTACCGGAGAACGAGATTGTCTTGTTAGTAACTGTTTGCGTGTTGGCCGCAGTCAGGACGTTTGATGGGGTAATGATGTTTGAAAGATTAGCCATTAGACGTTCCCTGTGTTAGTTGATGGGAAAGAGCGACCAGCGCCCCAGATGATGCGGACTGCGCCGCCAGTAGCGGCGCCACCTTGACCGTAAAAAGTTCCATATTCGTAATCGATTGTTCTTGAGCCGCTTCCTCCCCCGCCGCCATACTCGCCGCCGTCCTTTATATTGGAACCTCCACCTGTTCCACCGGAGCCGCCGCCGCCGCGATTTCCCCCAACAAATGAATCCGTTGGGATTGAAGCGCCTCCGCTACCAGAGGAACCTGCACCTAAAAGCCCGACGCCACCGCCGCCGCCACCCGCAGTTTCCCAAAAATAAGTATCAGTATAATTATTACCGCCACCGCCACCACCGCCTGCGCCGCCGCCAGAGCCATTGCCCCCTGTGGAGCCACCCTGCGCTCCTCCGTTGCCGCCGTTCCCTGTGTATCCTCCTGCGCCGCCACCGCCAGAGCCGGAGTTACCAAACCCATTCCCGCCGTTACCGCCGCCATCGCCTACATATCCGCCGCCAGCAGAGGAGCTACTCACACTACCGCCTCCCCCCTTAACAGTGCTAGAGGATATAAAATAACTATCCTCTCCGGGATCGTAACCTCCGTCATAGCCACCAAAACTGCTGGCAGCTACCTGCACTGTATAGGAAGTACCCGGCGTCACGGAAATATTGTTTTTCCAGCCAAGACCTCCGCCACCTGCGGCTATATAACCCGCTCCACCTCCTCCGCTGCCAACACACACGACGCAAACGCTCGTTACGTCCGCAGGACAAACCCACGAAAAAGTTCCAGCCGTGGTGTATGCCTGTTGACCAGGGGGTGGCCCAGCGGCCCCACTAGCTGCAAGAAGCGCCATCTGGATCGCAGTCATTAGGCCACGTTCCCTGTCACAACACACACCGTGCCACTGATAAACAGGATCGTGGCGACCCCGCGTGTGGCAAGTGTCATGGTGTTTTTATCAGTGTTTGTACCGCCGATATACGAAGTCGTGATCGAACAAGTAATTGTGATGCTTCCAGTTGTGTCGTTGTAAATCGAAATGGCATCGCCAGTTGCAAATGTCGAGTTTGGGATAGTTACGCTACCACCACTGCCGACATTGACGAATGTTCCAACATCAGCCGTAGTCAGTGTGTAGCTGCTTGTTTTTGCAGCCCCTGTCTGCGGAATCGCCCGTAACTTACCAAGCGCATCAGAAACTGTGCCGCTGAAGGTAGGTGAGGCTACTGGCGCGTATGCCGTTGTGTTTAGCGTCCAAGTGTCCGCAGCGGTCTTCTGGAGCAGACCAGAAGTGCCAGACAGCGCACCAATCGCTTGGAGGTCGGCATCGTAGCCTTGGACCGTTACGCCAATGGCAGAGGCTGTAAGAGCACTACCTGATGCAGCGCCAATCTGAGCGTACACTTGCCATGTAGTGCCAGTGTAAATTAACTGTATGCTTGCGCCGTTTATGTCGCAGACAAGGTTTTCAGCCAATCCCTCAATGGTCGCTCCATTCCGAGCAATCGTAAGGTTGTTGCTACCCCATGTGTCAGCAGCGTCAGCGATGATTACTTGATTACCAGCCGAAGGAGATGATGGCAGGGTGACGGTAAATGCGCCAGCACTGGTATTTGCAAGAATGCCGTCTTTGTCGGCTGCGGTGTATGAAGATGTCTTTGTGGTGTAGTTTATTCCGCCACCAGCAGGGGCAGCACTTGTCCAAGCTGTGCCGTTGCTTACTAGCACATTACCAGTAGTACCAGGTGACGTTAGCCCGGTCCCGCCGCTTGCAGCAGGAAGTGTGCCATTAACGCCAGCAGTCAGCGATACAGTGTTCTTTTCCCAAAGGCTTGTCGTACTGTTGTAAACAATCGTTTGGCCGTTGCTTGGTGAAACAGCAGCCACATCATGAAGCTCATCAAGTTCGTAGCCGTTTTGTACGGTGACAAACAGGCGTCCAGAACTGGCATGGCTTTTGATACAACGAGCAACGTAAACCATGTGGATGGGAGCAACAGGCTTAGTCGCCGTCAATGCGCCAGCCGTTGAACCTGACAGATAAAGCTGTGCGCCAGCAGTAAATGCAGAGGTATTAATATTCTCAACAACGCCAAGGGTTGTTACCCAACCTTCCGCGCCGTTAGCAATGCTTTCTGCAACAATACCAAGTGTCCGTGCAGATGTTGCGTCACTTGTAGCCAATGCCAGTGCAACCGTAGGGCGCTGACCTTGCGCTCCATTGCTGTAAACCACTTGACCCTTGTTCAAGGTAGCGCCCGTGCCGTTATAAACCAGCACTTGCTGCGATTGCCCCACCTCTTGAACGACATTGCCGCCCTTTAGCGTGTAAGCCAGACCACCTTCGCCATCATTGAAATACAAGCGCCCAGTCGCAGGTGTGACTGTTGCCGTTGTGTCAAACTGGATAAAGTCAGGCGATGATATTCCGCCTGTGATGCCTGTCATTGATGTAATGTCAGAGTTAGCGCCAGAAGCGGCTGGCGTGTAGCCAAGCGCAGTCGTGACATCACCAGAGCTAATGCCAGTAATATAACCAGCATCATTGGTGAAGCTCGATACGTTTGTCGGCTTACCAGAAAGATCGGCATAAGCACCAGTAAGCGCAACAGTCGAAAGGGTAGCCCACTCTGTTGCGTAGTCAGTAGTTGTAGCTTTGCGGATAAACTGCCCAACAGCACCGCCAGCAGCTATGCCTGGGCCAGCGGGGCCAGTTGCACCAGTAGCGCCCGTGGCTCCAGTTTCTCCCTGAATGCCTTGAATGCCCTGTGGCCCCTGCGGACCAGTTTCTCCCTGAGGACCTGTTGCGCCCGTTGGGCCTGTATCCCCGGTATCGCCTTTAATACCTTGTATACCCTGAATACCTTGAGGTCCGGTTTCGCCCTGCGGACCCGTAGCGCCAGTTGCGCCAGTGGCCCCAGTGTTACCAGTGTCACCTTTGATTCCCTGCGGCCCCTGCGGACCAGTCTCACCTTGGATACCTTGAGGCCCGGTGTTACCAGTGTCACCCTTAACGCCTTGTGCGCCCTGTGGACCAGTTGCTCCAGTTGCGCCTTGAATGCCCTGAATGCCTTGCGCACCAGTTTCTCCCTGAACACCCTGCGGCCCCTGTGGCCCTTGCGCCCCAGTCGCTCCTTGCGGACCTTGGATGTTGCCGACATTTTCCCAATCGGTATCAGCCCAAACCCAAAGATCGCCATCGATCAGATAAGCATCACCATCATTGCCTGTGGCTGGCAATTCAGATTCGCTTGCAAGCGTTCCCAAGATCGACAGGCCAGCGCCTTGCTCACCTTGTATACCCTGGACACCTTGAGGTCCCTGTGGCCCCGTTGCCCCCTGCGCACCAGTTTCGCCTTGAATACCTTGTGGCCCTTGCGGACCAGTGGCTCCGGTAGCACCAGTAGCACCAGTTGCCCCAGCAGGTCCTTGGTCGCCCGTATCGCCTTTGATTCCTTGGATACCTTGAGGACCAGTTTCGCCAGCAGGACCAGTGGCTCCAGTGGCTCCAGTTGGGCCTGTAGGTCCGGCAGGGCCAGTTTCACCTTGGATGCCTTGTGTGCCTTGGGGACCCTGAGCGCCAGTGTCGCCAGTATCACCCTTGTCACCTTTAACGCCTTGGATACCTTGTGGGCCTTGGTCGCCCGTATCACCCTTAACGCCTTGCGCGCCAGCCGGACCTGTAGCGCCAGTGTTTCCTGTATCACCCTTATCGCCCTTTAGGCCTTGTGGTCCAGTAGCACCTGTTGCGCCAGTATCTCCAGTATCGCCTTTGTCGCCCTTAACGCCTTGAGGACCCTGCGGACCTGTCGCGCCAGTGGCTCCAGTTGGGCCTGTCGCGCCAGTGTCGCCCGTATCGCCTTTAATGCCCTGTGGGCCTTGGGGACCAGCGGGGCCGACAATACCAAGACTTGATGTAGTTTGGATAGTTCCATCTGGGAACTTAAATCCACCAGTTGTGCTTTCCACAATCCCAGTGGCAGTGACAGTTCCGGTCTTGCCGACACGAAATTTGGAACTGCCATTGATCTGTAGGTCAAGCAGCTTTGACCCAGCGGCGCTGGCCGTATCATTTACGTTGATTTTAATACCATCGAAAGCAATTAAAGAATTGCCCCAAGTGTCAGTCAGGTCGTAAATATAGGCCATGCTTATCCCTTCGGATTCTTCTTAGCATTTTAAGAGTTAGATGCCAACTCTGTATTATGGCTCAGGCTCTATTGGGACAACATCCAATGTGTCTAGATCAACCTTGTACTTTGAGTCATCGACGGGCTGGTGTTCCATGTAGGCTTCACCATCCCAGCAATTTATGCTGATGTCCTCTGGCAAGCATGAGATGCTGCAACGGATGTCCCCGTCGGATAGCTTATAAACTATGTAATTCACTTTTTAAACTCCGTCAAAACAAGTGAACGTGTGGCTGTAGATGTAGACGCGCCTGAACCAGCAACGCTATCACCAGACCTCCTAGCATAGATTCTGGCTGTGTATGTTCCCGCAGCCAATCCTGAACGAACAGCGGTTATAGTAACTGGAATTTCAAAATAGTTTGTTATCCCAGAGATAAAAGTTGTTCTTGCCCTTGCAGTTTGCGTCAAAGCAACGCTGTCCAAATACAGAGCATATTCAACACCAAACCTGTTAAAAGTGCTTGTAGAGCCTTCTTGGCAAATTGCATTAAAGTTGGCGCTTATAACAACATCGCCACCAGTTGTTGTCACGGCAACAGACTGAACAACTGTCCAGGTTGCTGGGTCGGCGTCGGCTGAAGTTGCAATTGTTACGGATGTGCTAGATGTAATAGTCGATGTTTTTGTGATAGCGTTGTTTAAAACAGACGCGGTGTTGACCTTGTCCGTGTTGACAATGCCATCAGTTTTAATCGTTCCAGCAATTGTGTCCGCATCTCTGCCGCCAACGGTAGTGCCAGAAGGTGCGCCATTGGTAGCTGTATTAACCCAAGCCGATCCACTCCAACGCTTCAGCAGCAGTGTCGAACTGTCATACCAAAGATCGCCAATTGCTTCGGCAGTCGGCGTAGTGGTGGCAAAGAAGGTGACAATCTTGCTGTCAGCCGTAGCCTGTGCGCCAGCCGCAGAGGTAATTGCATCAGCAATCATACCATCTTGAGCAAGAACCCATGTGCTGCCGCTGTAGCGATACAACTTGTTTTCATCGTCAGTATCGAACCAGAGGTCACCAACCGAAGCACCTGTTGGCGCGGTGGTTTGGAAAAATGTTTCGATCTTGCTGTCAGCCAAGGCTAAAGCGTTGTTTGCGTCTTGTTGCGCAGCATCAATCGCAGATATTTGCGCTGATGTAGCGCCAAAGTTTGCGGTATCTTGCCAAGCCGAACCATTCCACCTTTGCAGGATTAGGGTGCTGGTATTATACCAAAGGTCGCCAATTGCCTCTGCCGTAGGGGCGCTAGCAGCATAGAATGTTGTGACTTTACCGGCATCCCTGACGCTTACCCAAGATGACCCACTCCAGCGGTACATCTTGTTCTTGTCATCAGAATCCATCCAGAGATCACCGACAGCCTCAGCCGTTGGGGCGGTGGCTTGGAAAAAGGTTGTAACCTTGCCGTCGGCGGTGGCTTGGGCATTTGATGCCGCACTAATTGCTGTGGTAATTTCAGTATCCTGAGCATCCGCCCAAGAAACGCCATTCCAACGATACATTTTATTGCCGTCATCGGTATTAAACCAAATATCGCCTATGCCATCAGCCGTTGGTGTTGTTGATTGATAGAAGCTGGTAATCTTACCATCCAACACTGCCTCTGCATCTGTGATGGCAAGGATCAATGGGTTGTTCAGCGGGTTGTAGATAGTTGGAGCGGTTGCCGTTAAGGGGGCGCTTTCATCCGAGTCCCAAGCGTAAATGGCAGCATTTTCTTCGATTAATGCCATTGGCACTTGACCGTCAAAGCGAATCTCTTGGCTAACAACGCGGAATGGTTTATCCGCCCACCCAAGAGAAGATAAATTAACGCGCACAATATCGCCAACCTGACAGCCAAGAGCTTTGGCGTTAAAGGTTGTGGAGAACAACCCGCGATACTGGTTGCGCTGCAATACCTGATTGGCGATGCGCTGCGCCCTGCGCCCATCTTCTACATATGGCAGGTCAAGTGACATAACTCGCTCTACACCGTCCGGTGAAGCAAAACCGACCTGTGGATAGTCTACCATTTGATAAAGGCTATTATTTGATGGATCAACATAGCGGCCACGGGCAATGTTGTAGTTGTCGGTCAAGCCACGAGTTTGCTGCCAATCAAACCCACCGATCATGTCGCCTTCATTAAGGTCAAGGACGTAATCAGCAAGATCGTTTTTCATTGCTGTTACTGTCAACTTACCACCGTTGTCACGGAGTGTGCCATTCATTGAAGCAAGAAGGTTATTGATAATTTCCATGCGGTCATCAGAATCTGAAGCCGTGCCGCTTGAGCGATAGCGTTTCTGAGTTCCGCCAATTGCTAAAGTGACGTTCTCATCACAAATGTTAGCTGCTGTAATGAACGATTCCATATCAATTCGACCATACGGTACTCCGCAGCCTACAGATAATTTGTTATTGATTTCCCAGCCCATTAACCACCAAAGCAATTGCAGCACTGGGTTGTCGGTGTCATCAGCATTTGTGTAAACACCCCAAGTGCTTTGGTCAGTTGCACGATGCGTACCAGAGCCACCAGGCACAGTGCTGTCTTTGCGTGGATCATAAAGCAAAGCGCCGTCGCCAATGATTGTTACGCGGCTAGGTAAGCCGTTTACCAGTGGGCTATCTTGCTTCTTATCATTTCCAGTACGCTTAATGCGTAAATGCACATATGCGCAGCCTGTAAGGCGACGGCTTGCACCCCACTTAGAGCCACCGTTAATGGAAATGTAGTTGGCATCAGTTCCCTCAGTGCGAACTGCAATCGTCAAATAACCAGAGTAAGTGGCCGTAACACCGCCAGCAAGTGTCCACGCTTGCTTTTCTTCAAACCATATTTCAGTAATTGACGCAACTTTATGAGCGGCCACAGCAATAATATAATCAACATATTCTTGGTCTGTCCCACTGGATTCGTGATAACGAAGGTCGAGTGGCATCGCCGTTGTGCCGAATACAACTTTGCGCGGCGTTGATGGATCAAGGCTGACGTTTAATCGTGACATTTGAGTCTTTGGTACTTTAGGACCAAACAATGCCATCGATGCTGTAGAAAGCGCGATTGAAGCGCCTATGGCCGTAATAGTGGCTACCGTTGCGGCTGTTGCTGCCGCAGTTGCCGTGGAACCTAGAAAAATAGGCGCGAGTTGCGGTGCATAAACGATCATCGCGACAGAGGCCGCAATTATCGCAACAGTTCTTAAAGTCTTACCCACGGCCAACACCCCAGCACTTGTCCCATAGGGATCGGTTAATGCGCTCCAGCCCATCGTCGGAAACGAAATAAGCGAATCCACCCATTACTACACCAATGCTGTCATCAAAGAAAGCCAAGTCTCCACGCTGGGCATGACCTATTGCAACTTCGGGAAACTTGCTATCCATAGTCGCCTCAAGGGTTCCTGCGCCAATGTCCTTTATGGCCTTGATACTGCCTTTCAGGCTATCGTACTGGCCGCGAAACTCAGGCATAGGGTCTTGGCCGGTAATAGACTCGACAGCCCCTGCGGCAAACAGGCAGCAGTCATTTACGCCATACTCAAACGGCTCATGCCGCTTAGTGGCGATGTAATTAGATAGAGCGTCTTCCCAAGCATTTATTCTCATCTGAAATCCGTATTTTGAGATCCAGGTACACCACCGTCACCAGAACCATTACCGCCACCGGGACCATACATATATGCGCCAGCGCCAGCCATACCATTGGCCGCAGAGATAGACGCTTCAGCAGATAAATCGCCAGCATCGTAAATGTTTTGAATTAAGTATGTCTTATTCTGTGCGCCAGCGATGCTGACCAAATAGTTTTCGATTGTAAGGGTTACTGTTTGGCTTTCAGCACTACCCGCGATACTAACCTCGTTCATGTATCCTGTGTAATAAGGAATTATAGAACCGACTTGGCCTTCATTCTCATTAACGCAATAAAACCAAAGCCGCGCAATGCGTCCCTGCCATTTTGACTTATCGCCAATAATAGCCAAAAAGTCAGCGTTGTTTACCAGAAGTCCGCTCATGGAAATCGACACAGTATCCGAGCCAGATTCGTTGTGCTTCACAGTCGAAACATTGATCAGATTGTGGTCAAAACTATCGTAAGTACCATCGAGTTCTGCGTCGCCTGATTCAGAAATAACCTTGTCGTAAAGGCCACTTGTGCCACGCAAGACATCACCAACAAAGTCAGCGTAAATTAGAACGCGCCAATTAACGACTGTGGCTTCAAGCGCAGCTTGTGTGGTTGGATCAACCATTAGAAGGACTCCCGTAAATTCAGCGAGAGGTTATATACATAACCCGCCTCAACTGAAAGCGTTGGCTCCTCTACCAGATACATTAGGCAAAACGGATTCTTGTATTCGATTGCAGCGTTATCAGATGGCGATACGCGGATAGATGGCTCAAAGGTTAGTGTTGCCACGCCAGACCCATTAACCGTTACGTTTTCAGTCAACTGCAAAAGCTGATTATTAATGGTGACGAACTGACCAGCCACTAGAGGAGTAGTAGATGGTGTCCAGCCGTCTGTGTTAAGCTGTCGGCCTGTCTGGTTAGCACCATTCACCGAAGGTGTGGCAGATGATGTGGACTGCGCAGTCGGGTCAACTGGTATCTGGAAATCATTAGCACCGCCACGGGATTTAGCCGTAAACGCCCTCCAAGCATTGATGTTGGTCGTACCTACAATTGGTGGCAGAGTAATTTGGCATTCCCACCAACCTCGACCTGACGCTATGGTCTGACGCCGACCCGTCCAATCAGATACGTTGGTCTGCGCTGGCATAACCAGCCGCCAAGACATACCCTGCGCCTTGGGTGTTGAGGGATATGTGATTGTCGCCATTACTGCATAACTCCACCAAGGCGCGGTCTGCGCAGCCCTGCAATTGTCCGTGACTCTGCCGCAGCGATGATGGCTGGAGCAGCCTCAAGGATGCCTTGTTGCACTTGAGCGCGAACTGCTGCTGGATCGCTTGAGCCACGGGCGTCTACGCTGATGTTGAAGCTGCTTCCGCCGCCACCACCACGCATGTTGTGGTTTGGAATAATTGTGCCATTGCCGCTAGGAACAAATAGTTCTGGGCCGCGTTCGCCGACCATATATGGGGTGTTATTGGCTACAGAGCCACCTCGCGCCCTTAATGTAAGTGGCCTAAAATTGCCTGGGCTACTCATACCGATGTTCCCAAAGCCGCTGGCAGAACTAGGTGCAGCAGTTGCTCCAGCACCTAGCGCACCACTAATAATGCCAACAATCTTTTGTACAACAAACAGCTTCCACAACTGGTCAATAACTGCGCCAATAATGCTTTTCATGGATTCCTTAAACGACATAGCACCAGTTATCATGCCCTTAAATGAGTCTGATACAGCCATACCAATTGATTCAAATGAGTTCTTTATTTCCTCATTCTTTTCTCTGATTCTGGCATCATCCATTGCTTTGCTTAATCTGCCAATAGCCTCCCTAGCAGCATCAGCGCCCACTCCAGCGGCCTCGCCAGTTTCCGCGCTTAGTGCATCAAGCACAGCCTTTGCCGCAGCCTGGTCCTGCTCAAACTGCGTCATGCCAGTATGAAGGTTTTCATACTTCTTAATAAGGGTATCTATCGGGCCAGTAGCAGTAGCCTTGATTGCATTCATAAAGCCGATCTGAAGATCGCCCGTCATTTTTTCACTTTTTTGAATGTTTTCGTATTGCGCTTCTAGGTCACGAAGTTTGCTTATGTAATCTGGCAGCGCCTTTGTCGTTAGGTCGTTTGTTGACTTTTTAAACTTCTCAACATTGTCATTGGCTTCTTTGAACTGCTTCAAATAATCTTCTGCCGGATTCTTTGCGTCACCAAATGCATCTGTAACAGCGACAAGTTTGGTTTCAAATTCGGCTAAAGTTAAATTGCCAGCTTCAAACTCTGCGATAATAGCTTTTTGAGCAGCGCGCAGTTTATCAGTCTCAGAAACAACCTTTGGCTTTCGCTCCCTTTTGTTGTCTGGCTTTAAAAGTCCTGCGGCAACAGAACCCTGATTAACTGATTGCTCCAGCTTTGGAATTAAGGCTTCCAACGCCGCTCCAGACGTTCCACTAAGCAGGGCTTGCTGCAACTCTGTCTTTTTAAACCTAGTACCTCTAAGGTCTAACTTATCAATTCTTCGGAAAAGTTTCTCAATTTCCTTATCAGCGCCAGCCACGCCTTTTTGAGCGTTTGCCATTGCCTTTTCAACGTCAGTTGAAAACTTAACAAGATCAGCCCTGTTTTTGTCAATCTCATCCATACCGCCAGTATAACCCGGTAATATACCACCAGCCGACCCCAAGCCCTCTGAGTAAAACCCAGTCGCAATTAGACCAAGTTTGTCTGTTAAGGTGTTTAAAAAACCAACCCTTTGGATTTGGTTGTTCAGCGAAGTTAACGATGCCTTTTGCTCCGCTGCCGTTGCTTTTAGATTTTCAATCTTAGCAAGCGTGTTAAGGCGCGTTTCAAGTGTGTTACTTTTTATCTTTCCGCTCGTCATGTCGAACATGTCGCCAAGGGCAGACTGCCCTGAACTTAATGCAGAAGAAGCAATTTCCAGTTGGGCGGCAGCTTTTTCACCAGCCATTAGCTTTTCTACAAAGAAGCTAACAGCCATTGCTGCGCCAATGACAAGAGCACCCCAAGGCCCAGCAAGGAACGAACCAATCCTACCAGCCACGCCGCCCATCATGGACATGGCGTAGCCAAGTTGGCCTATCTGCTGATTAAACGCCTGTAGTGGACTCGCGCCAGTTGATACACTGGTTGCAAAGTCATTAAGCTGCATACCAGCTTGCTGGACACCTTGGCGGTGATTACGGATTGCCTTAGAGGCTTCGTCAAGCCCCTTTCCAGATTTTCTGGCTGCCCCCTCAACTGCGCCCATGCCAGCAGCAAGAGGGCCATTAGCAGCCCTTAGCGCGTCCATTTCCCTGCGAAGACCGTCAACGGCGGCAGTCAGCTTTTTAAGTTCATTCTGCCCAGTAACCTGAGCGGCAAACAAATACTCAATTTTTTGGTTTTGGGCCGCCACGCTTTTGCCTTTCTTCGCTCAGGTTAAAATAAGCGACCCATTCATTATACTCTTCAATTGAAACAAGTTCAATCTCTGCAATGGTTTTGCCGAGCCGATCCGCTAGGGTAATTAAATTATACCTAAACGGATCGTCCCTTAGTTTTTTTCCTGCTCCTCAACGCTTTCACCGCTCATAAATGCAGCGGCAACCGTCGAAATCACAGACACTTCTTCGCGCATTAGAACAGCTTTGTCCTCAAGCGTAAATAGCTTTTCACCCTGACCATTTTCAGCTTTAAGAATGATAAGGTCAACCATTGCATCAAATGATGTGTCGCTCAGAAACTTAGGATGCTTGCGCTGAATGCGGTTCAGTTCACCAGCAAGCAGAGGGCCGTAATAGACCTTCTCTGGCTTGCCCTCATCACCCCACTCTGCAACGTCAATGTGACGCTTATTCGATGTTCGCTCTGCAATACGCTTGGCAATACTCATATTAATATCCTTCTAATTATACAGCCGCGCTGGTCAAAGCCCCTGTTCCTTGAACAGTGATAGTGGATTCTACCATACCATCGAAGCTGCCTGTGATGGTCTTGCCAGTAACAATGGCTTGACCTGTGTAATAAACGTCAGTGGAAACTGCACCTTCTGGGTAAAAGCGGATAGCCACTTCAGCGCCAGGGATTAATGCGCCTTGGCCCGTGGTGTCTGTTTCGTCCCAGAACACATCAACCGAACCAGACCAACCTTTCAAAGTAGTCTTAAACGTGCGATAGCTATCGCCCATTGAAGTATCTTCAACAGTATCCGCAGTTTCCTCAACCGAGTACGAACGAATTTCAAGCACGTTGTTGGTCGAGCCAACGCGAACTGTGCCTTCTGAACCAGTATGGGTAGCCATGTCTTATCCTTACGCCAGTGTTGCTTCAGTCAAAGCACCAGTGCCTTGAAGCGTGATTGTCGATTCCACCATGCCGTCAAAGCTGCCCGTGATGGTCTTTCCTGTCACAGTCGCTGTTCCGGTATAATACTTTTCAGACACGCCAGCCGACGCACCTTCTGGAAATACGCTGATCGTGACCTGAGCACCCACTACAAGAGCAACCTGACCGTTTGTGTCAGTCTCATCCCAGAATACGTCAACAGAGCCAGACCAGCCCTTCAGAGTCGTTTTAAAGCTACGATAGCTATCACCCATCGAAGTATCTTCAACAGTGTCAGCGGTTTCTTCCAAAGAGTAGGAGCGAATCTCTGCGATGGTGTTCGCACCAACTTTAAGCGTTCCCTCTGAACCAGTATGCGTAGCCATTATTCAGACTCCTCGACTTTCTCTGCTTGAACCTTTGGCTTTGCAGCCTTCTTTACATCCCAACCCTTAGATTGGTAATTTTCCAGATCAACCTCACAAGCGAGTATTTCATCGCCTTGGGCGTTGTAAATTTTGACCATCTTCATCGCGGTGTCTCCAGATCAGCAAGCAGCGTAACATATTGGACTGCGTAAGACAACCGTGCATTAGCAACTGGCTTCTCGCCTTCAACATTAATGTCAACGTCAGACTCAGATAGAATACAGCTTTTCACTAATCCTGACAACTGGAAATCAGAACCAATCGCATCCTCAATCAAAACACAAGCATCATCTATCTGGTTTATGATTGTTGAACTTTGGCCCTTAATAAAAATCTCTACAAAAACTTGCAGTGATCCCATAGATGTTTTTGTTCCTATGGTCGCCAGAGAATTAGTTTGTCTGTTTGTGTATATCACAGCCGCTGGAAGTTTCTCATCATCCAATGCGTAGGATCGCATCTTGTACACGCGCCCAGAAAAGAAAGGCAAAGCGCCTATGATGTCAGCGATTCGGTCGCGTATCTGATTATTAATGTGCGACATTAGATAGACACCTGGCAGTTATTGATGGCGGTCATGTACTTAACGTCAAAGATCATTTTGCCAGTGCCAATTGCCTTTTCGCCAGTTGTATTGACGCTGAAATCTGATTGCGTCAGCACACAGCTTTTGACAAGTCCTGAAAAGCTATAGTCAGCTTCGATTGCGCCATTCAATTCAGCGCAGAAAGCCTCTATGTTTTCAAAGATGTCTAGGCTTGATCCTTTGTTAATTACATCAACCCTTAATTCAAGGTTGTGTGACAAAGTGCGACTGCCGATAGTGGCAAGGTTCGTTACATCATTTGTCGTGTAAACAATCAGTGCCGGAAGCTGTGCATCATCAAGCGCATATTTACGAAACTTGTACAATGTACCTGTGGCAAGCAAACCACCAGCTTGCCTAGTAGCAAGTTCAACATTGAATCGGTCCAGAATTACAATCCCGAACCTGTCGTAGATAAAGTTTACCAGCAGGGTAGCAGCATAATCTCTGATCTGTTGCCGAACGTGGCTCATGCTACACCTTTTCGAGAATAAGGGTACTTACGCCAGTTCCATCCGTCAAAACAACCCGCACGTTATAAGTTACAGAGCGAATGATTATTTCATCGCCATCAGCGGCCAAAGGCACATCAGTAGTGCGGCAAACAAACTGCGGCGATGGGATTGTAATCTCCATCAGGTCTGTTGCGCCACGGCTGGCTTGCGGGGCATCAAATATGCCGTTCACAGAAGCGGCACTGCCACCTACTCTTGTGTAAGTGGCAGTGTCTGCAAAATCATCGACTTCAAAGAAATCGAGAATATCATCTGCGCTCTCAATCCCCATTCTTGGAACTGCGCTTAATCACAGGATCGCGATTTTCTATTTCTGTGGCTACAGGATCACGATGTTCAACCTTTGGGGCTTCAGCCACACGGACTTCCTCAAAGATTTCGATTTTTTTATGAGCGATAAGCACCAAAGCCTCGCTGTGTGGAAGGGTAACAACATCACCCACGTTCAGTGGGCCTTGCGATGTTATTACGCCACGGATGCACTTGTATTGCATATCATTCTCCAAAGAAGTCGGGGACCGAGATGACTTCCAAATCCCAGTCCCCAACATTTCTTATACTCCGTCGTTGTTGTATGCGAACGACTGTGCGTGGCGAAGTGCAACGTCTACAGTCTGAAGCGCAACAATGCGGACAGTACCAGTGTTAGATGCAGTGTATGGATCAACCGTCAGGTCGAGGCCACCCCACATACCGATCATGCAGTCAGCAAAGTTACCGAAGTATACGTTACCAGCAGTTCCCTGCTGAGTACGGATTACGTTGTAACCGTTAGCTTGACCGCCTTCGAGGACGAACATGCCCGAACCAGCGTCCTTGGCTTTAGTCTTCAGGCCGCCGTAAGTGGCTGCGTCTGTGATGTAGGCCAAGTTACCGAACAGAGCGTTGTCTTCCGCAACAGCAGTTTCCAAAGCAACCATTTCAGCAAAGGTTGGTACAGCAGCAGCAAAGCTGGTTGGCTTATTGACGCCCGAAGTAGCCAAGATACCAGTTGGCTGACCGGACAAGCCAGTGCCTTCCAATGCGCCCTTGTCGATTGCCAAGGCCAGAGCCTGTGTCAAATCGTCGCGGACCAACTGCTCAATGGCAGGAGTCGATTGAAGGATCAACTGACGGGTCATGTCGGTGAATGCACCAATGTTCTTTGGCGTCATCGACACTGTGCCGAAGGTTGGTTCTGATTCAGAAGCAGCGCCACCTTCGGTGCTGATCCAGCCAGAAGCAGATGCAGCAGTCTTCTTAGGGATTGCTACGTTGCCAACAAGACCTGGGAGCATACGCGCACCAGCTTGCATTACCGACGATGCGTTACGCAGAACGTCGATGAACTCGTTAGCAAGCAAGTTCGTTGCTACGATTTCGTTGTCATCGCTGGTGTTCAGGTCACGCTTCCAGACGCCGAGAATGTCGGTTGGGAGCATAACGCCCTGTGCGCCACGGCCATAACGCTGTGCAGCGGCATCCGAAACTTCAAACTCGAATGCAGCGGCTTCGCGAAGGCGACGGTCACTTGGGTTTGCAAGAGAAGCAATCGCACGAACAACCGAGAACTGACGGATTTCTTTCTTCGAAAGACCGATGTCTTCGTTTGCAAGTGGCTTGTCCGAACCGATTACGTCAAGCAGTTCACCACGGAATTGCTCAATGCTCTTGCCCGAACGGAGGGCGGCATCGCCAAGGTCACGCTTGTTGTGACGGGCGGCGAGTTCGATGATTGCGGAGGCGTTACGGGCAGCAGCTTCAGCAGCTTCGGCCCGAACCGCATCCAAGTTTACTTCGTCAGTCATTTTGACTTCCTTCTTGATGGATGGTTCAATGGTAGGTTTGGGTTCGAGAGCAGCCGCGCTACGACCCACGCCAACTGACGGGTCAGCAGGGATAGAAACGACAGATACCTCAAGGGGCGACCAAGAGCGAACAAGGTATTCGTCCTTATTCGTCGTGGATCGCTCCATTTTGTTGACGCGATAGCCCACCGAAACATTCGACCGGATACCATCGACAACGTCCTGAAAAACTTCCTGAGCAAGTGCCGAGCGCCCGAACCTGACTTTGGCTCGAAGAACACGGTCCCCAGAGAGTTCCACGGATTCAATAACGCCAATCTGACGCTCTGGATCATGGTCCAGAAGCAGTGGCGCACGGCCCGAAGCGACAAAGCCCATATCAATGGCTCCGCTTTCATGGACCAGTATTTCCTTACCGAATGAGCGATCAACCGCCAGTTCAGAAGAAACAGCTATCTCAACAGTGCGCTTTTTCTCATCAACTGACTTAGCTGACATATCCATAGCGCGATGCAGAAGTTCGACAGGGGCTTTGCGCTCTTCCTCAGAAGGCAATTCCTCTTCGTCAACAACTTCCTCGACCATTTCCACTTCAGGATGATCTTCAGTATCGATTTCTATCTCGACTTTAATTGTAGCGCGTTCTTCAACTTCTGACATAAATTGCTCCAAAAAGCGTTTCAGCGAAACAATAACACCTAATTAAGAAAGAATCAAACAATCGGTTCTGGTTCATCTTGGCCCTTGCTTGCCTCATTCGCACCAAACGGGAAGAATGACAATTCAAGGCCAAAAGCGTCAGCCATTTCCTTGTCGCGCTGCCACTGGCTGAATGTCTCTTCGACATCGCGACCATACTGACCAGCAACATCCTGCATCGACATAACGCCATTGTGCATTGCGGTAACGGCTGCGTTGATTTCCTTCTGTGGATCGACCCACTGCCAACCACGGGGACGGAAACTTGATGCAGACGAAAACTTGTCAAAGCGAGATACGGGAAGCGGAATAAAACCGAACTCCATAACATGCCTGAGCCACGCATTGTAGGCAGGAATGACAAAATGCTCCATCAGGAACTGCTGCATCATCTTGTAGGAGTCACGCTCTTCCAATGCGCCCTGACGAATGGAACTGTACGATGTCCCCTCCAGATCGTTCGACAGCGCAGCATAGGATACGCCAAGGCCAGACGCGATACCGCGAATAATGCCCTTCTGGAAATCACTAAATGCAGTCGCTGGATGCGATGGATCAAATGGCTTGAAGTCAACGCCATTGGGCAACTGGTGGAATGTGCCTGGTTCAGCATCGATGATTGGGACAGTGTTGTCGTAATCGTCTGCCGGGGCATCTTCGCCATTATCTGAAGTAAAGAAGCCCATCTTGGATGCAGCCATACGCGATGCCACCAACTCAGCCTCACGGTGAGCGTTCAGCATCTTCAACTGGCTCATAGCAGGGGCCAGCCAAGGTTCGCCGCGTGTCTGACCAGCGCGAAGCGGATCATAAACATGGATGATATTTTTCGCGTCAATGCGGTTAGACGAATTGATGGAGATGGACGAGAACTCAGAATCACCAGGGTGACGTTTCTTTACCCAATAAGCAACAGGACGCTGGAACTCATCGACCTCAACGCCCATACGGATTTCGCGTCCGTTGCGCAGCTTCTCGTTCTTCTGCTCATCAATCTGGTCAGATTCGATAGGGTGGAATGCGATGCCGTGAATAAACACACGGTTAGGCACGATCTGGATCAGCGCCTCGCCATCACGCGCAGTCGCTTCTATCACATATTTCTGAAGGTCGATCCAGCTTAGGCGACCATCTGCCGTGCAGTTGCCTTTAAGGGCAAACTGCGCAAATGCGTCTTCAATGATTTGGTTGCCAATTGCATCCAACGATCCGTTCGTGTTTCGCGCTTTGACTTGCAGGGTCATACCTTTGTCGCCAACGACGTTGGTCTTCAGCAAGTTCATAAAACGCTTAACGTAGACATCATTCCGCGCCAGTTCACGCGAACGGTTGCGCATCAGGACAAGATCAGGGCGCAGTTCGCTGTCAGGGCTACGGCTAGATGCCATAAAGTCGGCAAAGAGCCGACCCGTGTTCGCAGCGTGATAGTTACGCTTCACTACCTTGTTTTGTACCTTTGGTGGTAGGCCCAGTGCTTCACGCCACAAACTCATAGGAAACGCACCTTCATCGTGGTCTTAGTCGGCTTTCCAAGAGCAATGGCGTTATCGCGCCGCTCCTTTGAAACTTCCTTGCGATAATAATCGCGCCACTGCAACAAGTCCACAATGGACATTTTCGCAATAGAGCGACCCTGAATAGAGTAGGAAGACACATCCTTGTCAGCACGACCCTGCAACAAAGACTCAATCTTATTGAGCATAATTTCAGCATGGGTGCGTGGATCAGCGCCGCTATTGTCGAGGTCTTGTATGGCCTCGAACTCACCGCGCTCAACAACAACGCGGTTGCCGCTAGATGTTTGTACAACTTCAAGCTGCCAATGATAAAAGCCAGGGGTAAACGCAGCAGATGTCGCGCTACTTGCCGTAAATAAATAATATCCAGTTCTTTCAACCGCAGCTATTTGTATTTCAGCAGTAGTCCCAGCAGCTATCCGCGCAACATAGTTAGCGGAGTAAAGTGCAGGAGGATAAGTCTCTGCCAGAGCCGTCTTTTTCCACTGAATGAAATCGCCAACAACGATCTTCAGTGGTTCGCCCTCTGGTGCTTCATTCTCGTCAAAAAGATTAGCCATCATCCCTCAGCGCCAGTTGTTAGCGAAACCGCCTCTACGAACAGCCTTTTTGCCAGCCGTTAAAGGATGGGGTTTATCAGCTTCTTCGACATTTGGCAATTTATGCTTTTCCATGTTAGCATAAAACTTACGGGCTACGCTATCCATATTTACATTTAGGATTGTAAGTGCAGCAATTGCGTACACTCTAACGTCCAAAGCTTCGTTTCTTGTTCGCGTTTTAACCCAGACACGCGACGGGAAACCCTTGTGGTATTTAATCATCTGCTTTTCAGCAGTTAGCTGCTTAAAATACTCGTCATCCCGCTTGGCAGGGAAGTGGCAATAGCCTGGGCCAGCCTCATCCATCTTCAGGCGCGAGTAATGGACCTCTTTTGCCGTATCAACACCAATGGGATAAAGCGGAACCCTGCCAATGTTGTTCTTGGATGGACGCCCGACAATCGGCTTACCCTCGCCGCCAACACCCTTGATGGCAAAAACCCTATGTCCGGCGCGTGTCTTGGCATAGTTGTAAACGGCGCGTGTGTGGTGTCCACCAGTATCGATACAGGTGGCACGGACAAGCATTGGCTCACCACATGGATGCTCATAGGTCGCCAGCAAGACCTCATCGACCTTGTGCCATAGCTGTGTGGTGGACGGGTCGCCGTAAATCACATGGTAATCGATCTGCCAGCTTTCTTCGCCAGCGCCCCAGCCCACAATCTCGACTTCGACGCGGTCATCCTGAACGTCGGCTCCAGCCGTCAGCAGCACCACCTCATCAGGGATGCCTTCGTAATCTTCCTTACGCTGCGCCACAGCATAATCATCCACACCCTCGCCAGCATCTTCCCATGTCTCGCCAAGGAAGGTGTTTACAAAGGTCTTGAGCCGCATTGGGTTCTTCCGCGCCGCCAAAAACTCTTCGATTGCGTCGGATAACACTGACCAAGGCGAGTAAAGTGCGTTCAGATGGAACCCTGCCACACCGTTGAACGGCGCAAAAGCCACCCATTCACCATTGCGAACAGCCCTGTGCCGATCCGTATCTGACCAGACAGAGCCACATTCAGCGCAGTGATAAGCGCCAGTGCTGGGATTATCGTCAGTCCAAGTCACGTTCGACCACGCCAAGACCTGTTTGTGTCCGCATTGATGGCACGGAACCATAAACTTGCGCTGGTCGCTTTCGTTATAGGCCGACTCAATTCGGCTCCCACCCTTATTCGTAGGCGTGGATACTAGAATGATCTTCCTGTTCCAGAACGTAGCGGCTCTTCGTTTAGCAAGAGATATTGGATCGCCCTCTTCACCAGCAGAAGGAGGGTATCGATCAACTTCATCGCAAAGAACAACACGAATCGGGCGAGAAGCAAGGGAACTAGGAGAATTAGCGCCGACAAGAGAAAGAGCGCCACCGGGAAAAACTTTATGAAGCGTAGTGTTGTTTGCATCTTTGGCCTTACTGTCTTTAACCTTGTCTCGAAGGCAAGGGGTTGAGCGTAACAGACCCGCTGTCACACGGTCCTTACTAAAACTCTGCGCCATATCCACAGTTGGCTGCATCATCAGAATAGGCGCAGGATCGTGGGCCATGTGGTATCCAATGGTGTTCAGCAGCATCTCAGACTTGCCAAGCTGCGCACCGCACATCACCACAACCTCTTTGACCAGCGGATCAGAGCAAGCATCCATGATACCACGCTGGTATTCAGCCCTTGATGTCACCCATCGACCAGGCTCAGAACTGCTTTGCGAATCCAGCCGCCGTTCATGGTCAGCCCACTGCGCCACACTCATACGCGGAGGCGGCGTCATCTGCTTCATGGCCTTGGCCATTTGCTCCAGTGCGGATTCTCTGGTGGCTTGTTCGATCATACGATTATCGTCCGGCCCTTTTTAGGGCGTCCGACCTTGCGCTTAGGCTGTTCGACCACAGCGGTTTCAACTGTGGCCTCTTCTGACACCGATCCAGTGCGGACAGGATCGATGCTTGGCTGGTAGTTGGACAGTTCTGCCAGTGCCTCGCGGATCGCATTCTCCAAATGGTCCTTCGCCACCACAACATCTGTTTCCGTGGCTAAAATTGGAGCGACTTTAGTAGGCAGGGCCAAGAACTTGGCTTTACAGGCGTGAAGGACGCTCTCCCAAGCCGCCACAACATCATTGGTCATGCACAGAGTGCCGCGAATCTTGGCAAGTTCCAGTTCCGCAATTTCGGCTTCGGCACTTATCTTTCTGGTACGGGCCTCTTCATATGTTTGAAAAGACACCTCCGGCCTAAGCATACTTTCTGAACCAGCTTTTCTTCTGTTTTCAT